TCACGCTGCGGCACGATCCGCGTCACGCTCCGTGACCGCCAGCGCCTGTTCGACCAGGCCCCAGTCGGCGCCCGGACGGTGCGCGCCTTCGCTCAGCACCTGGCGGAATGCGCGGCCACCGGGCTGGCCGTGGAACAGGCCGAGCAGATGGCGGGTGATGTGCTTCAGCGCCAGGCCCTCGTCCAGCCGCGCTTCCACGTAGGGGCGCAGCGCCCGCAGCAGATCGCCGCGAGACTGCAGTGGAGCGCCGGTCTGCAGCGCCTCCAACTGATGCAGCAGGTAGGGGTCGTGGTAGGCCGCGCGGCCCAGCATCACGCCATCGACGTGCGCGGCCTGCGCCTGCACCGCCTCGATGCTGGCCAGGCCCCCATTGAGGACCACCGGCAGCGCCGGGCGCTCCTGCTTCAGGCGGTAGGCCCAGTCGTACTTCAGCGGCGGAACCTCGCGGTTCTCCTTCGGCGACAGGCCCTTCAGCCACGCGTTGCGCGCGTGCACCACCACCATCGCCGCGCCGGCGGCGACCTGGCGGTCGACGAAGGCGGCGAACACGTCGTAATCGTTGTCCTCGTCCACGCCCAGGCGGCACTTCACCGTCACCGGGATCTGAACGGCATCGACCATTGCCGCCACGCACTCGGCCACCAGCACCGGTTCGCGCATCAGGCAGGCGCCGAAGCGGCCGGCCTGCACGCGGTCGGACGGGCAGCCGCAGTTGAGATTGATCTCGTCGTAGCCCCACTCCGCCGCGATGCGCGCAGCCTGCGCCAGCAGCGCCGGGTCGCTGCCGCCCAGCTGCAGCGCCAGCGGCAGTTCGCTGCGGTCGAAGCCGAGCAGGCGTTCGCGATCACCGTGGATGACTGCGTTGGCGTGCACCATCTCCGTGTACAGGCGCACGCCGGGCGCCAACACGCGGTGGAATACGCGGCAATGGCGGTCCGTCCAGTCCATCATGGGGGCCACGGACAGGCGAATTTCATCAAGTTTCAACGTTTTCATATACTTAAGACCTGTCAGGGGCACAGCCAAGCACCCAAATTTTCCCAATTTTTCCCGGTGATTCCCATTCATCTGTACCATCCGTGTGCCAAGCCGGCCTTGGCACAACACGGACTGGCACAACGATGGCAACGCTGCAGAATCGGAACGGCCGCTGGCGCGCTATGGTGCGCCGCAAGGGCCACAAAGAACAAACCCGCACATTCCCCACCAAGACCGCCGCTAAGACGTGGGCTGACCGCGTAGAGCGCGAGATGGCCGACCTTGAAGCGCGAGGCGGCACCGCCGGCGATGACACCACGATCAACGAACTCATCGCCTGGCGCACGGACACCCTGGCCAGCGTAAAGGCGGTGTCGAAGACACAGTCCGGCAACATGACCCGCCTGCAGGAGAGCCTGGGGCACATCGCGGCCAGACAACTTACCGCCGGCGACGTGATCGAGCATGCTCGGCGCCGGGTCACCGGAAACCACATGACCGGCAAGGGGGTCATTATCCCAGCTTGCTCGCCGGCAACCATGAACGTAGAGCTGGGCTACCTTTCCGAGCTTCTGAAGCTGGCGGCGCCCCTGAAAGGCGTAAAGCTGCTGGTGGACCCGGTCGCTGAGGCCCGCCCCGCCCTGCGGCTGCTTGGGCTGGTTGGGAAGTCCAAGCGGCGCGACCGAAGACCGACCGATGCTGAGCTGGGGCAGCTGCGCGACCATTTCACACAGGCGGCCTGGCGCTCGCAGATCCCGATGGTGGACATCATCGATTTCGCGATTCTGTCGGCCAAGCGCGAAGGCGAGATTACCCGCCTGCTGTGGTCAGACATCGATGTGGCCACGCGGACCATCCTCCTGCGTGACGCCAAGCATCCAAGGAAGAAGGCCGGCAACCATAAGCGGTTTGCGCTGCTGGGGGATGCCTGGTCAATCGTGCAGCGGCAGCCGCGGATCGATGGGGAGGACCGGATCTTCCCCTACAACACGAAATCGATCAGCACGTCATTTACGCGGGCCTGCATCCGTCTAGGCATCGTGGATCTGTGCTTCCACGATCTCCGACACGAAGCTACGTCGCGGCTGTTCGAGCAGGGCTACGATATCCCCGAGGTTGCGTCGGTTACGCTTCACGAATCGTGGAACGAGCTGAAACGCTACACCCAGCTCCGACCGGAAACGCTGCATCGCCCGTTGCTACCCGGAAAAGACCTTCTCAAATGAAGTCTCGGACCCTTCTTTCAGCGAGTGGAATTGGACTACCAGCGGCCCTATGTGGCGCGCTGGGAGGATATCTGGCTGCTACACATGGTTACGCTGTGGACTGGCCGGCGACGGGCGCCATGCTTCAAGGCGAGGCGGCCATTCTCGGCGCCTGCGCTGCGTTGTGGGGTGTGAACCAGTGGCGCAAGGAACTTCGCTATAAGCGCAATTCCGATCTTGCCGTAAAGGCCCTCACTGCCGCAATCGGGTTGGAGCAGAGCCTTAAAATTGCCCGACGTCCTACGATGGAATGGGAAATTGATCGAGCATTCGAACGGGGGCGCGTGCTAAAGCTGTTCTCCTACGAATCCCGCCTTAAAGCGCTCAAGGATCCAGATCATAGTTCTGAGCTTGGCGCGCTTCTCAATCAAGTTGCAGCCATCTTCGGCCCTAGCCACCGGGATGCCATCAATGCGCTCCTGCTGACCCACACGCTCGTGATATCCGCGTTGGAGCAGTCGATTGTGCTTCGTAGGAGCATTGACACGCCGAACCCGATGGGTAATGCCTCTGAGACCATTGAGGCGCTTTCCTATAACTTGTTCCCGAAAGACAGCGGGGAGGATCACCTCGGAGAAGGCATTGAGGTTGCCGCTGAGCGCATAAGAGAGCTGTTTCAGAAATCCATGTAGGCGTTTGCAATGGTCATCACATGAATTCGGGCCTGCTCGCCTAAGCTCCACCTCATGTGCGGCCGCTTCGTCCAACGCCCCGTCCTCGACTTCGGCCTGCCGTCGCTGGTCGACCTCGCGCCGGCGTTGGCCGAGATCCCGCCCAGCTTCAACCTGGCGCCCACACAACGGGCGTCGGTCATCCTCGATCGAGGAACGGGCAGGCAGCTGTCTCGGCTCGCGTGGGGCCTGTTGCCGTTCTGGGCCAAGGCCAAGAGCCTGCAGGGCTCCACCATCAACGCCCGCATCGAGACGGTGGCCACCAAGAACAGCTTCCGGGACGCGTTCAAGAAGCGCAGATGCCTAGTGCCAATGGCGGGCTACTACGAGTGGTCGATCAGCGACGTGGACGGCAAGAAAGATCCCTGGTTCATCCACGCCGACGGTCCACTTTGGGCTGCAGGTCTGTGGGAGGACACAAGCCCGCTGTTGCCTGACGGCAACCTGGGCACCTTCACCATCATCACCGGCGACAGCAGCGGGGTGTCGGCCGATATCCACGACCGGATGCCTGTCTGGATCGACCCTGGCCAGCTCGACGCGTGGCTCACGGCTGGGCCGGAGGAAGCGATGGCGATGCTTCTGGCGTCCAAGCCGCCCGCTATGCAGGCTTACCGCGTGAGCCGGGCTGTGAACACCCCACGCAACAACACCGAGCAGCTCCTGCAGCCCGTAGCCTGAGCGTATGCCGGCAGGCGTCTACCCCTCCCAGCCGAAGGGCGGCTCGATGTGCAGCTTCTTCAACCTGTTCGCCCGCACCGCCTCTCGATAGGCCTCGATCTTGGCCACATCCTCGCGCAGGCGGGTCGCGTGCCTGGCCACCCACATCTCGGCGCCGGCGCGACCCTGCTCGTAGCTGGTGCACCGGCGGGACGGCCCGCCGGGGCCATGTCGGTGCCGGTCGAGACTGGCAATCCAGATCCCATCGTTCACCCGTCGTAGCAGTACGACCACCCACACGCCGCTGCGCGCGATGACCGTGGGGGCATCGTCGGGGAGGCTGGCAGAGCGCGTCGTCCAGTAGAAGTCGGGGGGCAGCGGCATGGCCGGCAGGATACGGCTGGGCGTCGCAAACGCTGCGACAAGGGCGCGGGCTGCAGGCGTGAGCGCGTGCGGCGGCAGTGGTCTTGATCCCTGCAATCGGCCTTTAATTGCAAAAAATTACTCGGCCACCGGGAAGAGGCAATTTCTGCAATCAAGCCCAAGGATCGGCGAATAATCCATATATTTCAATGATTTAAGTAACTATATCAACAGTAATAATAAGGCAACCCCAAGGCAATCAGATTGCTTTTTCCTCGGCAACCGTGACGGTAAATTTTTCCCTTAGAAATCAACCACATTGCATTCTAGGGGTGCTGAAATTGCTCAATATTCCCCCATCCTGCAATCGCACTTACCCATGAGAATCAAACACTTACGGCCATGTTTCCGAGGCCATTGCTGAAATTGCCTGTTTCCGGACACCCCCCGTCCCCCTAAGTGGACCGCTCGCACTGAGCCGGCACCACGGGCACGCAGAACTCCCCCCCTCTCGCGCAGGGAACCGCAGGGCCGGGCGTTGGCTGGAAGCCCCGGAGAACGCCATACAGGGCCGGGGCTGGGCTTTGCTGCAGGGAGTGCAGAAAAAGCACCCTATGAAGTGCGCAGGCGTGGCGGGGAGACGAGTGCGCACGCCGGGGGCCGAGCGCTGTCAGGGCCCGCCCCGGCAGCCAGAAGACGAAGGAAGCTATGCTCGGCGTCAAAGGAGAGGTGTATGGACCCACTGCAGCAAGCGATCAGGCAGGAGATAGACCGTGCGCAGGCACTCGCCGCAGAAGCGGCTACGCGGCAAGCCACCCCGCCATTGCGAAGGGCCCATGGCAAGGAAACGGTGGCCCGAATCGCGGAAGAGGCATTGGCCTTCATAGAGGCGGCACGCGATGGACTCCCCAGCGGCGACTACGCAAGGGTCGAGCGGGTTGCCGTTACAGGCGCGCTACTTGCCTACGGACTCGATATCGCCTGGTCGATCTGCCACCTGCTGCGAACGGAGCCGGAGCGTACGCATATTGTCGCGCTCACGCTCTGGCGCCCTCTGGTGGAGACGTGGCTGCGCGCTGTGTTCTTTGCCATTGAAGCCACGGACGACGAGCTTTCAGCATTCCGAGCGCGGGATGAACTGCCGAAACGGGCGTGGCCCAGCCAGCCACAGAAGCTCCACGACATTAAAACGAGCCTGATTGCCAAACTCGTGGCATCTGCCATCTGCCCCGACGCCCCCGAGCTGATCCAAGGCCTCGCGGACGAACTGACGGAATGGCACGGCTTCGTGCACGGCGGCGAGATAGTCGTAACTCTCTTCGACAACAACGGCACATTCCGATCCCAGGTCGGCCCTGACCACATGGGCCTCAAAGTCCAGCGCGTGGCCGTCATGGGCTTCCTGATCGGCCTGACAGGGTTGGTGGTGTCGGCCCAGCACCGCCCAAGGGAAGAACTGGAACCAACAGCTGCCAGACTCCATGCACTGATTACGGCATTCCAAGAGCGGTGGCAGCCGTACACCGACTAAATCTGACGGCAAAAAGAATGCCGCCCGAGGGCGGCATTGGAAGGTTTCAGACTGTGGTGCCCAGCTCGAACGGATCGAAGCGGATCACCTCCTGCCCCAGCCACTCGTTGATCGCGGTCATGCGCGTCTGCAGAGGGGCGAGTTCCATTGCCGCCCACACCGCCGCTGCGTCCCGGATCGAGCCAAAGCCGCCGCTGTTCTGCGGGACGATACCGAGTAGCTGAGGCGGTACCCGCAGCGCGGCCAGCATGTCGTCACGGGTCACGCTCTTGATGCCGGTGAATTCGTCCCTGGCAGCGACCTCGCTGACCGGAATCACCTGCAGGCCGTCCTTCTTCCCGTTGGGAGAGTGCACGAACAGGTTCTTGAAATTGCCCGGCCCGCGCGACTGCCGCAGTGCATCACGAAGCGCATCCACGTCCATGCCCTCGGGCTGGGGGTCGGTCATGTAGAGGATGTAGCCGGCGTGCGAGCCGTTGTTGTAATACTTCCGCCGGAACAGCGTGGCCGATTCGTTGAGCAGGGCGGCCTGCACGGCCGGCATCCATTCCGGCAGTCCGTAGATTTCCTGATCGGCATCCGCCTCCCGCAGCTGGAACACCTCACCGGCTGGAAACTCATGCTCTACCCGCCCGGCGCGCACCTGAAAGAACTCACCGGGCTGCACGCCACGGCGCACGTACTGCGCCAGCGGCACGGCCAGGCTGTGTGCCGCACCAGACATGGCGCGGCGCCGCTCGACATACCCCATGCCGAAGGTGGTGTAATCCAGCGCCAGCTGCGAGAACACCTCGCGGGTCAGCAGCCGGTGCGGCCGGAACGTGCGCACCAGCATGTTGCGTTTGAACGTCAGGCCACTGTGCAGGTACGGGTTGGAGCGCGTGGTGCGCGACAGCCCTTGCAGATCCACCGGCGGCTCGAAGTAGCGGCCATTTCGCCAGCATTCGAGGTAGTCAAGGAAGCCACGCGATTCCAGCACCGGGCTGGCCTCGCCAAAGGTGAACGCCTCGATACTCGCCGGCGGCGCGCTGGGTGCGCCGTGGTCAGTGTCGGTCATCAGAAAATCTCCATGGTGCCGCGCGCAGCCTGTCCGCCTTCCAGCGGTTCATTCTGCAGCGCGTGCATGAGGGCCCAGGCCAAGTCGGCATGGCCAGTGGTACGCGAGCGCCCGGCGGTGTAGGTCACCTGACGCCCGCTCGGGGTGATGGTTTTCTGGATCGCCAGCAGCGACTGCGTGAGGTCGGTCCAGCCGGCGTCGTACTCCAGCCGTTCGTCATTGATTACGTCGTAGGCTTTCAGCACCAGCCGCGTTTTCACCTCGGGCGAGTAGTTGAAGACGGTCACGCCGGGGAAGAACTGGCGCACCAGCTGTGCAACGCCGGTGCCCATGCCGGTCGCATCCACGCCGATGTAGGTCACCCAATAGCGCTTGGTGATCTGCTCGATGAACGCGGCCTGGTCCTTGAACTCCATGCCCTTGAACTGATGGCGTTCCAGCACGCGGAACTTGCCGCCGGGCACCAGCGGCGGGGCTACCACCACGATGCCCGCGCTGTCGCCAGTCTCGGCCGGGTCGTAGCCGATCCACACGGCGCGGTCGCCGTAGGGACGGACGGCAAACGGCTTGTAGTCGTCCGCCCATTCGACCCAGCTATCGACCTGGCAGGGCTGCAGCATGGTGAGCGGGAACACACTGGCGCTGTCATCCACGAACTCGCACATCAGCAGGTTGGCGAATTCCTCGGCGCTGTAGTCGCGGCGCAGTTCCTCGATATCGAACAGGTCGCAGCCACGGCCTGCCGCATCGAGAACGGTCACGATCTGGCGCCAGATCGCGTCCTCACAACGCCGGCCACCCATCAGGCGCGCGTGGCTCACATCCAGCTGGATCTGCTGGGACACCGACCGTCCCTTGTTGAAGCGCTCGCCGGTCCAGAAATCGAAGGCTTCATGCGCCATGGTGGACGGCGTGCTGAAGTAGGTCTTGCGCCACTTCTTGTGCATCGCCATGCCGCTGGCGACTTTGTTCAGCTGGTTGAAACCGTAGGTCCAGAAGAACTCGTCAAAGTAGAAATTGCCGTGGTAGCCCTGTGCGGTGCGGGCGTTGGTGCCCAGGAAGAACAACTCGGCGCCATTGGCCAGGGTGATCGGGTCGCCGGTCAGGTCACGGTCCAGCACCTCACGCACGAAGCCGCGCATGTAGCCAAGGAAGATGTGCGCCTGGCTCTTGGATGCGCTCAGGAAAATCTGATTGCGGCCGGTGGTCAGCGCGTCGATCAGCGCCTCGCGGGCGAAGTAGTAGGTGGCACCGATCTGGCGCGACTTCAGGATGATGCGCGTGCGTTCGTTCCCCGCCCGGTACCAGTCGCGCTGGTAGTCGAAACAGCCATCCACGAACGCCGTCTGCAGGCGCTCGATCTCTTCCTCGCTGAACTCGTTCTTGCGCGCCTTCTTCTTGGGCGCTGCGTTGCGGTTGGCCACCGCCGGATTGAGGTCAGCCTCGTTGCCACCGCCCTGGTACCGTTGAATGCGCGCCTGCCGTTCCAGCTGGCGGTGCAGCAGATCAATCTCTTTGAAGTCACCGCCGGTCTTGCCTTCCTTGTGGATCAGGATGGCTAGGCGTGCCTCCAATGCGCCGCCGATGCGCTCGACGGTGTCTGCACGGTCCCATTCGTCTCGCGCCTTCCAGCTGTGGACCGTCTTTTCCTTTTCGCCGATCAGCGAGGCGATATCGCACACGCGCCAGCCCATCCAGTACAGGAACTTGGCCTGGCGTCGTGGATCGACGTGGAGTTTTTCGGCTACGCTGGTCACGTGAACAGGTTGCCCGCCGCCACGCGCGCGCGACACGAAAAACCCACGTAGAACAGCGGCTTACAAACTGACCGCGTTGCCGCTACAGCGCCCTCATTCGACCATGGGTCATCGCATCGAGAACCGATGCGCAACGACACCAGCAGAGGGCGAGATGGCCAGCAAAACCAAGAAGCGTTCCGAGTTCTTTCGTGTTGCCGTCGAAGGCGCCACCACCGATGGCCGAGTGATCGAGCGCCAGCAGATCGCGGACATCGCCGAAACCTACGACCCGGAGGTGTACGGCGCACGCATCTGGCTGGAACACTTCCGCAGCACGCTGCCGGACAGCCCGTTCCGCGCCTATGGCGACGTGCTGGCGGTGAAGGCCGAGGAAGTCGAAATTGCCGGCAAGAAGAAGCTGGCGCTCTTCGCCCAGGTCGAGCCGACCGATGACCTGGTCGACATGGTCAACGTACGCAAGCAGAAGGTCTTTACCAGCATCGAGATTTCCCCGGAGTTCGCCGACAGCGGCAAGGCGTACCTGTTCGGCCTGGCCGTGACCGACTCCCCCGCCAGCCTGGGCACCAGCATGCTCGCGTTCTCGGCCCAGCACCCGGAGAGCAGCCCGCTGAAGGACCGCAAGCAGGCCCCGGAGAACCTGTTCACCGAGGCCACCGAGACGGTCATCAAGTTCACCGCCAAGGATGAGCCGGAGGGTCGCCCCGGCCCGGTCGCTGCGTTCCTTTCGAGCCTCGGCCTGGGCAAGAAGGCCGCGCCGGCGCCTGCCAAGGAAGATCCCGAGTTCAACGTGGCCGAGTTCGCCGCTCAGCTACTCGGCGCGGTGGGTGAACAGGATGCGGCCATGGCCAAGCTCGGCCAGGACAACCGCGCACTGCGCGAGCAGGTGCAGGCGCTGTCCACTCAGGTTGCTGGCCTGCGCAAGAGGCTGGACGACACCCCGCAGGCATTCACCCAGCGTCCGGTTGTTCCGGGTGGCAAGGATGTGGACGCCGCCAACATCACCGATTGCTGATCGGCCCCTCTCTCAACATCCCGGAGCTACCCCATGCGTACCGAAACCCGCCGCCTGTTCGAGGGCTACACCCAGCAGGTTGCCACGCTGAACAACGTCAGCGGTGTGGCCAACACCTTCTCTGTCGAGCCGACCGTGCAGCAGAGCCTCGAAGCCCGCATGCAGGAAAGCAGTACCTTCCTGCAGGCGATCAACATGGTCGGCGTGAACGAACTGAAGGGCCAGAAGGTTGGCGTTGGCATCACCGGCACCATTGCCGGCCGCACCGACACCAGCGGCAATGGCGAGCGCAATCCGTCCGATCCGACCTCGCTGGTGTCCAACACCTACGAGTGCCAGAAGACCGACTTTGACACCGCCCTGCCCTATGCCCGTCTGGACGCCTGGGCGCATCGCCCCGAGTTCCAGACCCTGATCCGCGACGCGATCATCCAGCGCCAGGCACTGGACCGGATCATGATCGGTTGGCACGGCACCAGCATTGCCATCAACACCAACCGCGTCGCCAATCCGATGCTGCAGGATGTGAACAAGGGCTGGCTGCAGAAGTACCGCGAGCATGCGCCCGAGCGCGTCATGACCGAAGGCGTTGATGGCAGCGGCAAGATCAAGGTGGGCGGTACCGACGCTGACTACGGCAACATCGATGCCCTGGTGATGGACCTGGTCGCCAACATGATCGACCCGTGGCATCAGGAAGATCCGAGCCTGGTGGTGATCTGCGGCCGCCAGCTGGTGCACGACAAGTATTTCCCGATCATCAACCGTGACAACGCCCCCACCGAGAAGGTCGCGGCCGAACTGATCCTGGGCGCCAAGCGCATCGGTGGCCTGCAGCCGGTCATCGTGCCGTTCTTCCCGGCCAAGTCGCTGATGGTGACCAGCCTCAGCAACCTGTCGCTGTACTGGCAGATTGCCTCGCGCCGCCGTCACATCATCGAGCAGCCGAACAAGAACCGCGTCGCCAACTTCGAGTCGTCCAATGATGACTACGTGGTGGAGGACTACGGCCTGGGCGCGGTGGCCGAGAACATCGAGTTCGGGATCTGACCATGGCCGACACCCCCGCCAGCCGCCATGTAAAGCGTGCGCTCGCCTCGAAGGAGGCGGCGCGCACCGCCGGCAGCAACCTGATGGAAGGGACCACGATCTACCAGCAGATGCAGGTGCGCCTGGCTTCCGACCGCGCCCGGCTGAAGCAGATCCAGTCCACGCAGGGCAAGGCTCAGCTCAAGACTGCGCTGCTGCCGTCCTATGCCCCGTATCTGGAGGGCGTGCTGTCGGCGGACGCCGGGGGCAAGGACGATATCGTCTCCACGCTGATGCTGTGGCACTTCGATGCCGGGCTCTTCGATGCCGGCCTCGACATTGCACGGTATGTCCTGGCCCACGGTCTGGATATGCCGGACACCCACAAGCGCACAGCGGCCTGCGTGGTGGCTGAGGAGATCGGCTTGGCCGCGCTGAACGCGCTCAAGACCAGCGCCCCGTTCGACCTGAATGTGATCGACCGGGCGGCCACGCTCACCGAGGGCCAGGACATGCCCGACGAAGTGCGCGCCCGTCTGCTGCTTGCGCGTGGACGCAGCCTGCTGGCCACCGATACCGAGGCTGCGCCGCTGAGCGCCGACGCAGTCGCCCAGGCCATCGAAGACCTGCGCACCGCCATCCAGCTGCATGACAGCTGCGGCGGCAAGGAAGACCTCAAGCGCGCCGAGCGCCTGAAGAAGAAGTTCGAGGGCAGCCAGTCCAACGACTGACCTCACACCGAGCGTACCCCGCGACCCCGCCGGCTCGGGGCCGATCACCAAGACCTCTCTCCCTTGGTGTGACGCCCCGACCACCGGCGACCTACGGACACACCATGAGCGCATTCACCGCCAACGCATCGCCTGCACCCAAGCTCGCCCCCGTCACCGCCGGTGCATTCTGGCCGGAGATCGACGTGGAGGCGCTGCGCGAAGCCATCCGGGTGCCGGGTGACGTGCTGGCGGGGCGGCTGCGCAACACCGTGGTGCTTGCCGTGGCCTCGGTGACGCGGGAGCTGGCGTTGTGGCAGGCCCGCAAGGAAGCGGACGGCTTTGCTGCGCTGGCAGACATACCGGCGCAGCAGATCGACGGAGAGTCGGTGCTGCTGCAGCTGTACCGGCGCGCAGTGCAGTGCTGCACCGCCGTGGAGCTGCACGAACGCTACCGGTCCTACGACGCTACCGCCCAGGGCAATCAACGCGCCGACGATCTAACCCCGACCATTGATGAACTGCGGCGCGATCACCGCAACGCCATCAGCGATCTGCAAGGGCTGCGCCGGGTCACGGTGGAGTTGATCTGATGCGCGTCCGCTCGCTACAGGGCGACACCATCGACGCGCTGTGTCATCGGCACCTTGGAACCACCGCCGGCATGGTCGAGAGGGTGATGGCGCTGAACTATGGAATCAGCCTGCATGGCCCTGTCCTGCCCATGGGCACCGTGGTGGAACTGCCGGACGTACCGACACCCTCAACCGGCGCAGTGATGCGTCCCCTTGTCCAGCTATGGGATTGAAGATGACCGAACCAACTTCCACCGGCAGCATGGCCGCACTGGCCACCGGCGTCGGCCTCGCCTCGCTGCTGCCGGGCATCGAGACGGACGCATTCATCGGCGCGTTCGCCGGTGCCACACTGTTCGTCGTATCGGCCAAGGATCTGTCGCTCTGGAAGCGGCTGATCTACCTGGCCATCAGCGTGGTGGCCGGCTACATGGGCGGCACGGAGGTCATGCGCCGGTTTGACGTGGCGTCCAGCGGCCTGGCCGCGTTCCTGTGTGCGGCCACCATCATCACCCTCACCCTGGCCCTGATCGAGCGCAGCCGCAGCGCCGATCCGAGCCGCCTGCCGCGCGGAGGCTCCGATGGCTGAACTACTGACCACCGCCACGCTGCTGTGCTGCGTGGCCATCTGCGTGCGCCTGCTGACCTACCGGCCGGCGCCCAACGCCAACCATCGCCACGGCATCGCCTGGTGCGCCTGGCTGCTGATTGCCAGCACCGGCGGGCAGGCCCTGCAGATCATCCTGCAGGGCGCCGGCGCCCGCGTCACCGCTTGGCAGCTGGCACTGTTGGTGGTGCTGCTGGTGGCCGTCTATCGGGCGCGTGGGAACGTGGCCCACCTGTTCGGGAGCAACTGACATGCTGACCCCTGCTCTGCTCGCTCAGATCATGCAGTGCCCGCTGCAGCGCGCACAGCGCTGGGCCGAGCCGCTGAACGCGGCCATGAAGCGCTTCGGCATCAACACGCCGGTGCGCGCGGCCTACTTCCTGGCACAGCTCGGCCACGAAAGCCTGAGCCTGTCGCGTGTCGAAGAGTCGCTCAGCTACAGCCGCGAACGCCTGCTGGAAGTGTTCGGCCGGTACATCTCGCCGGCCGAGGCCGCCGCGTTCGTTCATCAGCCGGCAAAGCTCGGCAACCGCGTCTACGCCAACCGCAACGGCAACGGTAGCGAGGCCAGCGGCGACGGCTATCTGTTCCGCGGCCGTGGCCCGCTGCAGCATACCGGCCGGGGCAATTACCGCCGCATGGGGCAGCTGATCGGCCAGCCTCTGGAAGAACAGCCGGGCCTGCTGATCGAGCCGGAGATCGGCGCCATGGCGGCGGCTGCGTTCTGGAAAGAGAACGGCCTCAACTCCTCCGCCGATCAGCGCGACGTGCTGACCGTCAGCCGCGTCATCAACCTGGGTAACGCCCGCAGCCGCGCCACGCCCAATGGCATGGCAGACCGCACCGCCCGCACCACGCGCGCCCTGGCCGCGCTGGGGGCGCGCTGATGCTCTACCGCGCCCTCGCACTGGCCGCCCTGGTGCTGGCCACCGCCGGTCTCTTCAGCTGCCAGCAGTCGCGCGTCAGCCGCGCCACCATCGCGCTGGACAAGGCCAACGCGGCCTTGGCCAAGGCCGTCGCCGACAACGCCGCCCTAGCCAGCAGCCTCAAGCTGGCCGAAGGCACCACCCGCGTCGTGACCGAGTACGTGGACCGCGTACAGCTGGTGCACGAGCGCGGCGACACCATCGTCAAAGAGGTTCCCATCTATGTCACTGCGAACGCTGATGCTGCCTGTGTTGTTCCTGCTGGCTTCGTGCAGCTCCACGACACCGCCGCGAGCGGCAGCCCCACCGCCGGCCCTGCCGGAAATCCTGATGCGCCCGCCGCCGCCACTCCGCTCTCTGCGGTCGCCGAAACCGTCGCCAGCAACTACGCCACCTGCCACGCAACCGCCGAGCAGGTAGTGGCCTTGCAGGAACTGGCCCGCGAGCTGCACGCTGAGCTTGAACGGCAGGCAGGTACGCCATGAAGAAGCCGCAGCTGCTGCGCGACCACCTGGTCGCCGCCGTCCCGGCACTGGCCAGCGACCCCGACAAGCTGCTGATCTTTGTCGACGGTGGCGGCCTGGCCGGTACCTACCAGCCGGGCTTGGCGTTCGAGTACCGCTACACCCTGGACCTGGTGCTGACCGACTTTGGCAGCGCACCCGAGGCGGTCATGGTGCCGCTGCTGCAGTGGCTGACCCGTCACCAGCCCGAACTACTGGCCAATCCTGCCAACCGCGAGAAGCTGACCTTTGAGGTGGACGTGCTGGGCGACAGCCTGGTGGATCTGGCCATCAAGATGCCGCTCACCGAACGGGTGTTGGTCACCCGCGCCGCTGATGGCAGCGTGCAGCTGCAGCACCTGCCCGAGCCGCCTGCAGGGGATGCCCACGCCGACACGCTGGCCGGCGGCGTCCTGGTCGCAGACGGTGTCCAGATCGCCACCCTGCCGGCGATTACGCAGTGAGCGAGGATCTACAGCGACTGGAAGCCTGGGCCGCGCCCCTGCTGCGGCGTCTGCAGCCGGCCGAACGCGGCAAGCTGGCGCGCAAGGTCGGTACCGCGCTGCGCCGGGCACAACAGCAGCGCATCGCAACGCAGAAGAACCCCGATGGCACGCCGTACGCGGCGCGCCGTGCCGCGCCCCTGCGTCGGGCCAAGGCCGGGCGCATCAAGCGCGGCGCAATGTTCGCCAAGATCCGGCAGGCGCGGCACCTTCGCGTACGCGTGACCCCAAATGAGGTGGCCGTCGGCTTCACCGGCCGTGTATCGCGCATTGCACTGATCCATCAGGAGGGCCGCAGCGATGCGGTCAGCAAGGGCGGTCCCCGCGTTACCTATGCACGTCGGCGCCTGCTGGGCTTCTCGCCAGCCGACGAACGGCTTGTGCGCGATCTGATCCTCGACCATCTGGAAGGTCTGTAGCGTAATCGCCCCCCCTACATGGCGTAGCCGATAGGCACGCGCGCGCGCGATGGGATGCTGAAACGCATCCCCGAATCGGCGCTGTCGTGTCCACATTTACCGCCATCGAAGTCGACAAGCTGCCGGCGCCCGACATCTTCGAGCAGCGCTCGTTCGAGTCGATCTACGCCGAGCGTCTGGCTGAGTTCCGCCGCCTTTGCCCGGAGTACACCGCCGTGGTCGAATCCGACCCGGTGGTGAAGATCCTGCAGGCCAGTGCGTACCGAGAGGTGCTGCTGCGCGAGCAGTTCAACCAGCGCGCTCGCGGCCTCCTTCTTCCGTACTCCCAGGGCGGCGACCTCGACAACCTGGCGGTACCGTACGGGGTTCAGCGAAAGCTACTGACCCCCGCAGATCCCGAGACGGGCACACCGGCGGTCTACGAAAGCGATTCCGATTTCCGGCGCCGCATCCAGCTGGCGCCTGAGGGCCTGTCAGTTGCTGGCCCCGAAGGGGCCTACATCTTCCACACCCTGTCGGCCGACGTGGCCGTACTCGACGCCAGCGTGGCCAGCCCTTCGCCCGGCGAAGTCGTGGTGACCGTGCTTTCACTGGAGGGCGATGGGACGCCCTCTGCGCAGCTGCTGGCTGCGGTGGAATCGGCCCTGCTCAACGGGAACGTGCGCCCCCTCACCGACCATGTGACTGTGGCGGCAGCCACCATTGAGCCGTACGAGGTGCGCGCGCAGCTGACCACCTTCAACGGACCTGACAGCGCCCTGGTCATTGCCGAGGCCAACCGCCGCATGCGGCTTTTCCTGAGCCAGTCGCAGCGGCTGGGCCGTGACGTTCCTCTCTCGGCGCTGTATTCGGCCCTGCATGTCGAGGGCGTGCAGCGCGTGCAGCTGGACAGTCCCGCCGCAGATATCACGGTCAGTCCGCAGAGCGCGGCGTACTGCACCGCTGTGGTGATCGAACACGTGGGCACCAATGACTGAGGTGCGCACCCTGCTGCCCCCCAATGCCACCACGCTGGAACGGGCCGTGGAGGGCGCCGATGCGCAGCTGATGGGCATCCCGATGGTTCACCACCTCCTGTGGAACCCGTGGACGTGCCCGGCGGAGTTTCTGCCGTTCCTGGCGTGGACGGTGTCGGTTGACACCTGGGACAGCGAGTGGCCGGAACAGATCAAGCGCGCCCGCATCGCCAGCTCGTTCCAGATCCAGCGGCACAAGGGCACCGCGCAGAGCATTGCCGACGTGGTGGCCAGCTTCGGCGGACAGGTGCAGCTGCGGGAGTGGTGGCAGATGGACCCGCCCGGCCAGCCCCACACCTTCGAGCTGCTGCTGACCCTCAGCGGTCAAGGTGGGCAAGACGCTACCGCCGACTTTATCGACCAGGTGATGGCTGCGGTGGACCGCGCCAAGCCCGTGCGTTCGCACTACTCCTTCACTCAGGGCATCAACGCCGAGGGCGCCATCGGCGTCCTGGGCGTGGCCCGCGTGCTTACCTCTACCCGCCTGCAGCTGGCCGCCAGCGAACCGTAGGACATACCCATGCCCATCCCCCAGATCACCATTACGCCGGCAGGCTTTGCCGCCATCGTCAACGCAGAGAACACCGGTACCGCGCCGGTCAAGGTCACGCAGGTCGGCCTGACCGCTCAGCACTTCGATGTGGGCACCGTGGGCGCATCCGTGCCGGCGGAGTTCAAGCGCCTGACCACCTTCGGTGGCAAGGCCGTTGCCGACGACACGCTGCACCTGAACGTGCGCGACGACGGCACCGATACCTATACGCTGCGCGGCTTTGGTCTGTACCTCCAGGACGGCACGCTGTTTGCCGTCTACTCGCAGTCCACGCCCATCATGGAAAAGGCAGCGGCCGCGACCCTGCTGCTGGCCACGGACATTCGGTTCGCCAAGATCAACGCCACCAGCATCGAGGTCGGCGATATCGACTTCATCAATCCACCGGCGACGACCACGCAGATGGGGGTGGTGCGGCTGGCCACCGAGCAGGAGGCAGACGCCGGCAGCGATCCTGCCACGGCGATCACCCCGCGCGGCCTGGCCCGTTACATCAACAACCGCTTCGGCACCGGCGCGCCTTCCACCTTCGTCAAGACGCTGCTCGGCCTGGCCACCGCTGCCATGTTCCGCGTCGAGCTGGGCCTGAAGTCCGCTGCGCTGCGCGATGAAGGCCATGGGAACGGCCTCAACGCCGATCTGCTCGACGGTGCGCACGGTGATTACTACCTGGAGTGGAAGAATTTCACTGGCTTGCCGAACAGGTTTCCGTCTGCTCCCCACACGCACCCCATCGGCGAGGTAGATGGCCTGCAGCCAGCGCTCGACGGCAAAGCCAACCGTGCCGGAGACACCTTCACCGGGCCGCTGGCGGTGAACGGGGCCATGCTGCGTTCCTACGGATGGAGTGGGGTGGCCAGCAACGGCATCCTGGTGCTGGGCGATACCGGCTCCTCCATTGTAAAAAACGGCGCCTACTTCGACTTCAACAACTCGGCGGGCGGGTATACCGCCACGCTTTCTGCCGGCGGCACGATCTGGACAAGCGGGAACTTCGACCCCGCCAGCAGGGTCAAGAAATCGGGCGATGTGATGACCGGCTCATTGACCATGCCGGAGCTGTGGCTCAAGAACGGCGGTAACGCGAATGGATGGATTGGAACGGCTGCCAGCTCCGTCTACTTCGATGCTCGACAGAATGGCTCCGACACACCCAATGCGAGCATGCGACTCCGCGCAAGCGACTTCACCTGGGCCAATAGCACTGGCGTCACCGTCGCGAGCCTGAGCGGCTCGGGGGCCTTCGTTGCGAGCTACGGTGTCAAGGGCAGCGGCGCGTTCGATCCAAACGCACCACAGGCGGCGGGGCTCATCTCCTCCGGGTCATATGGCGGCGGCATCGCCATGCAGGACGGAAACCACTGGGCGTGGCTCTACACTGCGGCCGGCGACACGATCTTCGCACGCGTGCGGAACGGGTCCACCGGGGCCACAAAGGAGCTGTTCAACGCAAACACCAGCTCGTTCCGCACGGAAACTAATCACGTCATTCAGAAGAACATTCCGGAAATCCAGTTCTATTCGCCTGCCGGCAGCGTTGGCTATAAGGTCTTCGCCAACATCAGCGATTCAGTTGCCGATGGCATCCACTTCTTCAACATCGGCGCCAATCTCACTCTCGCAAAGATCAAAAATAGCAGCGCGGAATTCGTCGGCTCCGTCATCGCTGCCGGGGGCTTCGACTTCGGCTCGTCGCGCAAGCTGAAGGACATCGACGGCCCAGTGTCCTATGGCCTGGCAGCAGTCGAGCGCATGGAACTGGCCGCAGGCCGCTACAAGCCGGAGTACAACGGCGACGGGCGCCGGCGGCTGTTCTTCGTCGCCGAACAGCTGGCGCATCTGGTGCCCGAGGCTGTGGATATGGATGGCGTCGAGTTCGACGGAGAGCGCGTTCCGTCCATCAAGCTCGACCAACTGCTGCCGGTACTGGCCCGGGCGATTCAGGAGCTTGCTGGCCAGGTCCGCGAGCTGCGGGAGAGGGTCTGACATGGCGAGCGGGTACCGCATCAATGGCTATGACTTCGACGACCTGTTCGACCCCGACGTGATGGGCGATGGCCCAACCGCCAGCGGATACCGGCGGAGCGGGCAGCCGCTCCGGTATGCCCACATCCAGTACGGTCAGAAGCGTGGCGACGTGGGATATCGCTCCGGCGGCGTCGACGTGTCGAACCTGTGGGCTGCAAAGGGCACAGCAACCTACGTTCTGCCCTTTCACGGCAAGGGCTTCTCCGCACACAACCAATCCGACACCAACGCGCAGGGCAACACCTCGGCGCAGGTGGAGCTGCGCATTAACGCTGATGGCGCCTACGAGGTCTGGGTGTCGACCATCGGCGGCGGCAACAACTCCAGCCGCGTGGCAGAGCGCGGGATGTGGCTGCGCAACGGCGGCGTGGGCGAGTACGACGTGCGCTTCGAGTTCGCCAACGTCGGCGCAGCGAACGTTGGCAGTACGGCGCCGGACTGGCGCAATGCCAGCGCTTCGCAGTCATGCTCGGCCCAGGTCAGCGTGCCCAGCGCTTCGGGCCAGAATGTGCGCGCGGATGTGGAGTTCCACTGCCTCATGCGAAGGGCCGGCGGGAACGTCAGCCGTTCCATCATGGTGGCCAGCGTAGGCGCGGCCGGCTGGTGGTAACCGCATCTTTGTAGCGCGTCGATCTACGCGTGCCATTACGTGCGCGCGCGAGAGGCACGGCACAACATGGGCGCATGGATAGCGCCCAGCCCCAACAGATCAACAACCTGCTGCGCCATGGCGTGGTGACGACGGTCGATCATGCGCGGGCGCTGTGTCGTGTCCGCACGGGCGAGGCCCATACCGACTACATCCCATGGCTGGCATCCGCCGCCGGCACGCTCGCGGTGTGGGCGCCGCCGAGCATCGGCGAGCAGGTGACGCTGGTGTGCAGCGACGGCGACCTGGCCAATGCGGTCGCCCTGCGCGGCCTGTACTGCGATCAGTACCCCGCCCCGTCCGACAATGCGGATCTGGTCACGGTCACGTTCAGTGATGGCGCTGTCATCAGCTACGACAGCGCGTCACATGCGCTCGCAGCCATCCTGCCCAGCGGTGGCATTGCCACGATCACCGCAGATGGTGGCGTGACGATCAACGGGCCGGTCACCATCAACGGCGATACCAGCATCACCGGCCAGGTCACCATCAACGGCAAGGCTGAGGCTTCCGAGGACGTTGTGGGCGGCGGCATCAGCCTCAAGCAGCATAAGCACGGCGCGGTGCAGCCGGGCAGCGGCACGTCGGGACCGCCGGCATGATCGGCATGGACGGTCAGGCAGGCAGTTTCAAGGACGACACCGCGCATCTGCGGCAGTCCATTGCCGACATTCTCACTACTCCCATCGGCTCGCGCATCCAGCGCCGCGACTACGGCTCGCTGCTGCCGGAGCTGATCGACCAGCCGTTCAACGAAGCCACGCGGTTGCGCCTGTTTGGCGCTACTGCAACGGCGCTGATGCGTTGGGAGCCGCGCCTGCGCCTCAGTCGCATCACCCTCTCGCGTGGTCAGGAGCCAGGCACGTTCGTGCTGGATCTGGATGGCCAGCGCACGGTGCCCGCCGGCGCCTCCAGCACCACCCGTCTCTCTGTCCCGCTTCGCTTCCGCACCCCATAACCGCAGGAGTTCCCTCATGGCCACCGACTACCACCACGGCGTACGCGTCATCGAAATCAACGGCGGCGTGCGTCCGATCCGCACTGTTGCCACCGCTGTTGTCGGCGTCGTCTGCACCGCGCAGGACGCCGACGCCACGCTGTTCCCCCTCGACCGTCCCGTGCTGCTGACCGACGTGCTGGGCGCCGTCGGCAAGGCCGGCACCAGCGGCACGCTGCGCGCCACGCTGCAGGCCATTGCCGACCAAGCCAACGCCATTACCGTGGTTGTGCGCGTCGCCGAAGGTTCCGACGACAGCGCCACCACCGCCAACGTGATCGGCAAGAAGGACGGCGCCACCTTCACCGGCATGCAGGCGCTGCTGGTGGCTGAGGCGCAGGTAGGCGTGCGTCCGCGCATCCTGGGCGCACCCGGTCTGGACACCCAGCCGGTTTCGGCCGCGCTGGCGGTCATCGCCAAGAAGCTGCGCGCGATGGCCTACGTGAGCTGTGCCGCCAGTGCCTCGGTCAGCGAAGCCATCGCCTATCGCGAGCAGTTCAGCCAGCGCGAGCTGATGCTGATCTATCCCGACTTCGTCGCGTTCAACACTGCCGACGCCACCACCAGCATGGCGTTCGCGACCGCCCGCGCCCTGGGCCTGCGCGCGATGATCGATGAGCAGCAGGGTTGGCACAAATCGATCTCCAATGTGGCCGTCGCCGGCGTGACCGGCATCAGCCGCGACGTGCACTGGGACCTGCAGGATCCGGCGACCGACGCTGGCCTGCTGAACGCCGCCGACATCACCACCCTCATCAACTCCAACGGCTACAAGTTCTGGGGTTCGCGGACCTGCAGCGACGACCCGCTGTTCGCCTTCGAGCCGGCCACGCGCACCGCGCAGATCCTGGCAGACACCATTGCCGAGGCGCAGATGATCTACATCGACAAGCCGATGCACCCTTCCCTCATCAGCGACATGCTCGAAAGCGTCAACGCGAAGTTCCGCGAGCTGGTGAACGCAGGTTATGTGCTGGGCGCCTCGGCCTGGTACGACGAAGGCGCGAACCTGCCCAGCCAGCTGAAGGACGGCAGGCTGGCGATCGACTACGACTACACGCCGGTGCCGCCGCTGGAGAACCTGCTGCTGAACCAGCGCATCACCGACCGCTACTTCGCCGACTTCCCGGCCCGTATCAACGGCTGATGCCGTACTGAGGAACCCTTCCCATGTCCATGCCCAGCAAGCTCAAGAATCTCAACCTGTTCAACGACGGCCTCAGCTATCTGGGCCAGGTCACCGAGGTCAAGCTGCCGACCTTGACCCGCAAGATGGAGGAATACCGCGCCGGCGGCATGCTTGGCCCCGTCGATATCGACCTGGGCCAAGAGAAGATCGAGCTGGAATGGAAGTGCGGCGGACTGATGCGCGACGTGCTGCGCCAGTACGGCGCCATCGCCCACAACGCCGTACAGCTGCGCTTCGCTGGCGCATACCAGCGCGAAGACAGCGCCGATGTGGATGCGGTGGAGATCGTCATCCGCGGCCGCCACAGCGAGATCGACGCCGGCACGGGCAAGGTCGGCGACGACACCGAGTTCAGCGTGAAGACCACCGCCAGCTACTACAAGCTGAGCATCAACGGCCGTACCGAGATCGAGATCGACATGGTCGGCATGGTGTTCATCGTCAACGGCGTGGACATGCTCGCCGCACAGCGCCGCGCCATCGGCTACTGACCCCACCGCGCCGGGCTACAGCCGTAGCCCGGCCAATCCCTCCTGAGAGAGACGCACCATGACTGACAAGACGAACTCCGCCGCCGGCGCAACCGACACCGTCGATCAGAACACGATCACCCTCGACTACCCAATCCAGCGCGGCGAGCAGGTCATCGCCGCCATCAAGCTGCGCAAGCCCAACGCTGGCGAGCTGCGCGGCATCAAGCTGGTGGAACTGCTGCAGATCGACGTGAGCGCGGTGGCCGCGCTGCTGCCGCGCATCACCGAGCCGACTCTGACGGCTGCTGACGTGAACAAGCTGGACCCGGCCGACCTGGTCGCCATCGGCACCCTCGCCGCTGGTTTTTTTGTGCCGAAGGCGCAGCGGGAATTCCTCAGCGCGTAGAGGATTTCATGGCCGATATCGCGGTGATCTTTCCATTCACCCTCACCGAGCTATCGGCCCTGTCGCTGTTTGAACTGATCGAATGGCGCGAGCGCGCCCGTGTAAGAAGTGGAGCCGAGCCGTGATACCTTTCGCCCATGGACATAGTGGTCTTCATCGCCTTGGCGGGCCTCCTGCTTTGCGGAGTCGGCACTCTGCTGACCTGGGCATTGAGCGCGCTGTGCCGCCTGCTGGCGGCGCTGGTTTCCTCACCGACCGACAGGCCCTCGGCGTAGCCGGCGCAGCGGTTGTCGTCGCATGAGCGGCGGCAACCTTCGCCTGCAGGTGGTGCTGCAGGCTCTCGATCAGGCCACCGCTCCCTTCCGCAAAGTCATGGCCGGCAGCAAGGGGCTGGCTTCGGCCCTGCAGGCGCAGCAAGCCACCCTCCGGCGCCTGAACAGCGCCCAGCGGGATGTGAGCGCCTACCGCCAGCAGCAGCAGGCGCTGCGCGGTACCGAGCAGAGCTACCAGCAGGCGCAGGCGCGGGTGGCGGCGCTTGCCCGCCAGATGAGGGAGGCTGGCACCCCCACGCGTAAGCTGAGCCGTGAGTTCAGCCAGGCCAAGACTGCCGCCGCCCAGCTGAGCGCCCAGCAGAAGCAGCAGCAGGTGGAGCTGCAACGGCTGCGCTCGGGACTGGATCGGGCCGGCATCAGCACGCGCCAGCTCGGCGCGCATGAGCGCAGGCTGCGCACGGATATCGCCGCCGCCTCGCAGCAGATGGAACAGCAGCGCGCTCGCTTGGCCGCGTTGGACGCAGCAAAGGCCCGTAGCCAGAAGATCCACAGCGCCGGCATGAACGCAGCAGCCCACGGCGCGGGTGTCGCACTGGCCGCGTTCGGCGCGCTGCGCGCCCAAGTCCTGCCCATCGCTCAGGCCATGGACTTCGAGTCGGCTATGGCCGACGTGAAGAAGGTGGTGGACTTCGACACGCCAGACGGCTTCGAGAAGATGGGCAACGATATTCAGGAGCTGTCGCGGCGCCTGCCAATGGTGCCCACCGACATCGCCAAGATCGTCGCCGCCGCCGGCCAGGCCGGCATCGCCAGCAACGAGCTGACCCGTTTCGCCGAGGACGCGGCGAAGATGGGTGTGGCGTTCGACACCACCGCCGAAGACGCCGGCCAGACGATGGCGACGTGGCGCACCGCGTTCCGCATGGGCCAGGATGACGTTGTCGTGCTGGCCGACAAGATCAACTACCTGGGCAACACCGGCCCGGCCAGCGTGCAGAAGATCAGCGAAGTGGTGAACCGTATCGGTGCCCTTGGTGAGGTAGCCGGCCTCGGTAGCGGCCCGCTGGCAGCGCTGGGCGCGACGGTGGCCGGTATGGGCATCGAGTCGGAAGTGTCTGCCACGGGCATCAAGAACATGCTGCTCACGCTGTCCTCGGGCGATGCCGCAACTGCCCGGCAGGTGGCATCGTTCGACAAGCTCGGCCTCAAGGCAGGGGATCTGGCCAAGGCGATGCAGGACGATGCCGGCGGCGCGATTCTCGGCGTGCTGGAAAAGCTCAAGCAGCTGCCCAAGGCCGAACAGGCCGCGACCATGACGCAGCTGTTCGGCCGCGAGTCCATCGGCGCCATCGCACCGCTGCTGACGAACCTCGACCTGCTGAAGGAGAACCTGGGCAAGGTCTCCGATGAGCAGAAGTACGGCGGTTCGATGAACGCCGAGTACGCCGCCCGTGTCGGCACGGCCGAGAATGGCCTGATCCTGCTCAAGAACAGCGCCATCGTGCTGTCCCAGCGCATCGGCAAGACGCTGTTGCCCACGGTGAAGGAACTGGCTGCGCGCGTGGCCAAGGTCGCCGACCGCATGGCCGAGTGGGTCAAGAGCAACCCTCAGATGGTCGCCACCATCGCCAAGCTGGCCATCGGCGGCACCGCGCTGGCTGCTGCGCTCGGCGGTTTGGTTGTCGCAGGTGGGGTCGGCGCGATGGCGCTGACGCAGATCCACAAGGCCGTGATGCTGCTCAGCGGTGGCGGCGGCTTGGGCAAGCTGGTGGGCCAGGTGCTTTCCTTGGGCGGCCGGGCGTTCCCGATGCTGTTCAACGTTGGCCGCATGCTGCTGCCGCTGCTCGGGGGTATCAGCCTGCCGGTGCTGGCCATCGGCGCCGCCATCGGCGTGGTGGCAGCGCTGGTGTGGAAATACTGGGAGCCGATCAAGGCATTCATGATCGGCGCCTGGCAGGGCATTGTCGACGTGGTCAATCCGATCATGGCGGAGCTGGCCACCGCGCTCGAACCGCTCGGCCCGGTGTGGGACATGGTGTCCTCGGCGATGAGCCAGGCGTGGGGCTGGGTGATGAAGCTGTTCGCCCCGTTCGAGGCCACCAGCGAGCAGCTGCAGGGCGCCACCGATGCCGGGCGCGGGTTCGGCCAGATCCTGGCCACCGTGCTGACGGTGAACCTGCGCATGGCGGTGAAGGCCATCGGATGGCTGGTCAGCGCCTTTACCACCATCCTGCCGGTGATCCAGAACGCTGTTGGCGGTGCGTGGACGTACCTGCAGGGCGCGTGGAATCTGATCGTGGGCCTGTTCACCGGCAACGGCGACAAGATCCGCTCGGGCCTGAGCGCGATGTGGGCAGGCGTCAATCAGATCCTGCTCGGCTGGCCGGCGCAGATGATGCAGGCCGGCATCGACATGGTGCAGGGCCTGGTCAACGGCATTGTGTCCAAAGGCAGCGCGGCCATGGATGCCGTCGCCGGCGTCGCCTCGGGCGTGGTGGGCAAATTCAAGGGCATGCTCGGCATCCACAGCCCATCGCGGGTGTTCGCGCAGTTCGGTGACTTCACCATGCAGGGCCTGGCCGGGGGTCTCGACCGCAGCCAGGGCGAGCCGCTGTCGCAGGTGGCTACCCTGGGCGACCGGATGAAGCAGGCAGGCGCAGGAATCGCCCTGGGCGCCGCTGCGCTGCCCGTCATGGCCAGCGCCGGCCCGGTAGTGGCGCCGGGTGCCGCGCAGGCCGCCACGGGCGCCGCAGGCGGCAACAGCTACACGATCCAGATCACAGCGGCACCGGGCAGCGACGGCCAGGCCATCGCCGACCTGGTCCGCCAGACCATTGAAACCATTGAGCGCGAGCGGGCCAGCCGCCGTGGCTCCCGTCTGAGCGATTGAGGCACGCCGCCATGATGATGACCTACGGCACGTTTGTGTTTTCCCTCTCCACAGCGGCCTATGAGCAGCTGCAGCGGCAGATGACGTGGCGCCACGCCAGCAGCGACCGGCTGGGCGCACGCCCGGCCCGTCAGTACGTTGGCCCAGGCGACGACACCATCACCCTGCAGGGCACCATCGCCGCCGAGCTGGTGGGCGATCTGCAGGTGCTCGACACGCTGCGGGAGCTGGGCGACCAGGGCAAGCCACAGGCGCTGGTGGAGGGCAGTGGGCGGGTATATGGCGCCTATCTGCTGGTCAGCCTGAGCGAGACGCGCAAGGAGTTCTTTCCCGACGGCACGCCGCGCCTGATCGAATTTCAGATGCAGTTGGAGCGCGACGACGACGGCGCCACCGAGGCGGTCGCATGAGGGCGACACCGTACCCGATCCCCGCATGGCGAGTGGTGCTGGACGGGCAGGATCTGACCGACCGCCTCGCGCCGCGCCTGCTGGACCTGTCGCTGACGGAGAGCCGGGGCGACGAAGCCGACGAACTGAATCTGCGGTTGCACGACCATGATGGGCGCGTGGCGCTACCGCGACGCGGCGTCACGCTGCAGGTGGCCATCGGCTGGCGCGAAAGCGGATTGTTCGATAAGGGCACGTTCGTGGTCGATGACGTGGAGCACAGCGGCGCTCCCGATATCGTCTCCATCCGCGCTCGCTCGGCGGATCTGACCGGTGCTGTCCGCAGCCGCCGCGAGCGCAGCTGGCATGACGCCACCCTGGGCGACATTCTCGGCACAATCGCCGCCGAGCATTCGTTGCGCCCGTCCATTGCCGCAAACCTTGCGTCCGTCCGCATCCCGCATCTTGACCAGGCCAACGAGAGCGATATCAATCTCCTGACGCGCTTGGGGAAGCGTTTTGATGCGGTGGCCACGGTGAAAGCCGGCGCGCTGATCTTCGCGCCTATCGGCGCCGGCACTACCGCCAGCGGCCAGCCGCTGCCCGGTGTCCAGATCACTCGTGCATCCGGCGATCAACACCGCTACACCGTGGCTGACCGCGAGAAGTACACAGGCGTGCGCGCGTACTGGGGCGACCGCAAGGCAGCGCGTCGCACCGGTGTGCTGGTGGGCACGTCAGAGAACGAGAAGAAGCTGCAGCCCACGTATGCCACTGCCGAGGAAGCGCGCCAGCATGCCGAGGCGGAGTTCAAACGGCTGGATCGCGGCACGGCCCAGCTCAGCTACCGCCTGGCGCTCGGCCGCGCCGATATCTATCCGGAACAGACGGTGACGGTGAGCGGCTTCAAACCGGAAATCGATGGCACCGATTGGCTGGTGTCCAAGGCTACGCACACCGTCGACGGCGGCGGAGGCTTTGTTACCGCGCTGGAGCTTGAGCGCGGCGGCGAATCCAGCGCAGAAGTCTCGGCTTGAAGTAACGCGTGAGCGCGCCTGCGGCGAAGAACATGGCGGCATGCGCGAGCGAAGATCCGCAGTCATCCGCAACCGCTGCCGCCGGGTAAGTGGCCTGCCAGATCGCCAGCGCGATCAATGCTGTCGACAACGGGCGCCCCGTCTCCGTGGGCGCCCGTTCGCGTTCGTCGCCTTCCGCGCTGTGCTGGTGCGCATGGGGACACTGCATCTGCACATCGCCGGTAAACACCTGGCCAATCACGGCCCCCTCGAACACGGTGGGCCCGCCGCACACGCACACCACCTCGCCACGCTTCACATCACTGCTGCAACCCATATTCCCTCACATCGAAAACCGCGCCCCACCGGCGCCCTGTACGGGCGAGTTAGCGGCCTGAATGCGATGTGGGGTGAGCCTCAGCGGGCGGCTTTCTTCGAACCTTTCGGAGCCTTGACAACGATCTTTTGTCCGCGCAGATCAACATCGCCGCTGATCTGCTGGCCGATGCTGGTGTTCTCGAAAGAGGTTCGAGGCGCGCTTGTGGCCGACGCCGGCGCTACGCCACGCAACGCGGCCATCACGGCGGCACGTGCCGAAGGCGACGCACTGCGCCAGGCATCGAGCAGATCGGCATCGGCTGCGGCCAGGCGCTCGCGGGTGCCGGTCAGCAAATAGACCACGTCGACGCCGAGTTCATAGGCGGCGGTGAGGTAAGCCGCGCTGGCTCCCACACTATCCATCTCATAAAAAATCTGTGTGCGCTTGGTGACTCCACACGCGACACCCATGGCCTCTTGGGTAAGGCCCAGACGCTTCCTTTCTTCCTTCAGCCTAAGACCCACACTCACGCTCAAACCTCCTTGACAGGTGAAATATGTTTCACCGAAGATAGTGAAAGATCTTTCACTGCTCGCTTAACACGGGGAATTGGTATGACTGCCACACGCCGCACGAATCGCCAGAAACTGCGTACGCCGGAGGAAGCTCGCCAGCACCTGCGCAACATGGGAATCACCGTCGTCGCCTTTGCTCGGCAGAACAACCTCGACCGGCACGCGGTTAACGATGCGCTGCGCGGTGTCGGCAAAGGCAACTTCGGCAAGTCGCATGAAGCGGCTATCGCGCTTGGCATCAAGCGCGATCCCAATTCTTGCACAGTTCCCGCCAAATCCCGTCAGTTGACCGCAGGGCGTGGCAAGACAAACGAGGCCTCCCCCAAGCGCACGGCCGCCAAGCGGGCATCCAAGGTTCGGGGCAAGGTATGAGCGCCGCCGTTGGCCAGCGTGCTGTGTTCTGCTGTCCAGCCTGCAAAGCGCCGTTGGTGAAGCGCACCAGTGCGTTGCAGCACCAGTTCCTGCGAACCGATGCCTATGTGTGTCCCAATCCGATGTGCGGGGCGACATACACTGGCAATTCAGAGCTGACCAGCGTCGCCAGCCCGAGCGGCCTTCCGAGCGCACCCGCATGCGAACTGCCACCGACGCCCGGCTACCAGCGCACTTTGCTGCAACAGCGCTGGAAACAGGATCGGGGCGAGGTACAGCTCGACTGGATCGACTCGTTAGAGGAAGCACCACCCGGCGGTAGCGATCAGCCCGCCGTCTGAATCAAGGTTTCCCCTTCCACAACGAAATGACCTGGCGGCTTTGGCCGCTGGCTAGGAAGTGCTGCGCATGATGCGACATAAAACTCAGCGTGACGGTTGGTCCACCGCCACACAACCGAACTTCGTCACCAGCCCGAGCGGTGTTGAGTACGTGCCGTACGCGGAAAAATCCCGCAATGCGGCCGAACTGCGCGCCTTGGTCGAGGCCCACATTGCCGCCGGTGGCGACTACCAGCAACTGCCCTCAACTGTCGATGCGCGGGTGTCCGCATGAGCCTGCGTGTTGCTGAATCTCGTTTCCACACTTTCCGCCATTCCCCCTTGACTTCCCCGCAGGCAGGGAGCAGAGTTTGCCGCAAGGAGACTCAAAACTCCGAGGATACAGCGGCAACCGCGCCCGTCAGCATTGCGGTTTTTTTGCGCCTGCAAAACGAGCGCACCGACGCTTTCTGCGTCGGGAGGGCGGCAGCCATACAACACCCGCAAGGGGAAAACTGCCCGCCGGTCTGTATCCCGGTTTTGAGCCTCCCGACACCTTCGGCGCGACGACTCAAAACGTCTCGCCGAGGCCACACCTCGGATACAGGAGACGTCTCCATGCCCCATGGCGCCCCTTCCACGCCCGGCAATGCTTCCGCGCGTCAACTCTCGCTTACCCTCGGCCTGATCGCCGACACCCTCGCATGGCCCTCTGAGGACTATCAGGCGTTCATCGCCCGACTGGTCGGCGTAGGCATGTCCCCGCTCGCCATCACCCTGGGCGACGTGCTGATGGCCTACACGGCACAGTGCGATGCCCGCAGGGGCGCGCACCAGGACGACAGCAAGGGGGCGCACTGATGTCCCCCGCAAATGTCGTGATGCCGACCGAGGCGCTGCGCCCGGTCATTGTTCTGGAAACGCAGATCCCCGGCTTCGGCCTTCGCGCCTCCTTCGACCAGCGGCGAGTGCTGTACTTGGCCCTGATACACATCGATTCCGACACCGCCGCAACCGTCTCCGCGCACAACTCGCGGAATGTGCAGCGCGCCGCTAACGAAGGCATCCAGACCGGGACCGTTGTGTACTTCCTCGCCAAAGGCGAGGCCGACCGTTTCTTCGACTGGCTGCGCACCGGTGACAGCTATCCGGGCGGGGTGAATTGATGGCCAGTCACAACGGGCACACGCCACCGCACCGGAACCCCTCGCGGGCCGTTACCGAGGCGCATGGCCATCTCATCAGCGCCGACGACGTGACGCGCCTGTGGCGCATCTCCTACGCCGTCGAGCTGATCGCCGTACTCCCTGCTGAGGCCGCCAAGGTGCTGGGCATCACTGCCGACCACACTTCGGCCGTGGCCGAGTACATCAGGGACGACCTGCGGGGAATTCTCACCCGGTCCAAGCCAGCAGACGAATAGGCCCGAGGCGGCGCACCACCGCCGCCATGGGTCGCAAGGAGAGAGCCATGCACGCCCCCGCGTCACCAGTCAGTACCCCGTAAGCCGACCACACCCGCATCGCCGGCAGCGCACCACCGCTGCCGACGGTGCCAGGAGAGAACCATGCACCACCACTACGCCGCAGCTGCGGCTTGCCAGGGCTGAACCGGCATGCAGGAAGAGATCCGCCAGCAGGTCCTGTCGCGCATCGAGCGCGACTACGGACTCAAACACCGCGTCGGCACGCCATACATGCGCGGGGGCAAGTGCCCTCATTGCGGCAAGAAGGAGCTGTACACCAGCCACCTCACGCCGTGGGTATTGCGTTGCGGCCGTCAGGCAAAGTGCGGACAGGAGGTGCGCGTGCGCGACCTCTACGACGACCTGTTCGACGACTATTCCAAGCACAATCCGCAGACGCCGCAGGCACCGCACGCCGCCGCTGACGCCTACTTGGCGACCGGCCGCGGCTTCAACATCAAACCGCTGCAGGGCCTCTACACGCAGGAGGACTACTACGACCGCGCCAAGCGCCAAGGTACGGCCACAGTGCGCTTCCCGCTGGTGAAGGGCGGCTGGTGGGAGCGTCTCATCGACCGCCCGCACCGGTTCGGGAAGATGAAAGCCCGTTTTGCCCCAGGCGAAAGCTACGCCGGGGTGTGGTGGGGCGCGGCTGCCCGCGACCAGCTGCGCACGGCCCGCGAAGTGTGGATCGTGGAGGGAATCTTCGACGCAATCGCCCTGCTGCAACGCGGGATCTGCGCCGTGGCCGCCATGTCGAGCAACGCCTATCCCGAACTGTCTCTCAAGGAACTGCGGGATGCACGCCCCAACGACCTACCGGTGCTGGTGTGGGCCTTGGACAACGAGCCCGGGGCACGTGGCTACACCGCCAAGCATGTGCGCCGCGCCGAAAGGCTGGGGTATCGCTGCAAGGCGGCACAGATCGAGCAGACCGGCGAGAGGAAGACCGACTGGAACGACCTGCATTTGCGTGCCCAGGCTGCAGAAGACGGCGACAGCCAGTGGCAAGCCGATATCGAGTTGGCACTGCACAATGGCGCGCTGCTCGTGGCGCGCACCGCCATGGACAAGGGCCTCATCATGTACGAGCGCGAGAAGAACACCGAGTTTCACCTTGAACACAACTCGCGCCTGTACTGGTTCGAGTTCGACGCGCTGCGCTACGAGAAGCTGTGCCGCGAGCGCGCCGGGGACCGCGACCTGGCCAGCGAAGATGAGCTGGAAGATGAGGAGCTGGCCAAGATCCAACGCGCAAGCGCGTCCGTTCGACAGATCGCCAACTGCTATCCAGAGGCGCTGTACTTCCAGAAGCACGAAGCCACCGACGAGAGCTGGTACTTCTTCCGCGTGGACTTCCCACACGATGCGCCCTCGGTAAAGGGCACCTTTACCGGCGCTCAGATCGCCAGCGCCACCGAGTTTAAGAAGCGCTTGCTAAGTCTTGCGCAGGGCGCGCTGTTCAGCGGCACGGGGAAACAACTGGACCGCGTGATGGACGCGCAGACGTTTGGCATCAAGGACGTGGCCACGGTCGATTTCGTCGGCTACAGCCCGGACCACAAGGCGTACATCTTCGGCGACCTGGCCGTGCGCAATGGTGAAGTCACCCTGGCCAACGCCGAGGACTACTTCGAGTTCCCCAAACTGCGTATCAAGACCACGCAGCGTTCGATCCGCATGGACATTCAGCGCGATCATGAAGCCTACCGAACCGACTGGCTGCAGTGGCTGTGGATCTGCTTCGGCACGAACGGCATGGTGGCGCTCACGTTCTGGTTTGGCTCGCTTTTCGCCAACCAGATCCGCAGCGCGCACAAGTCTTTCCCGTTCTTGGAGGCTACCGGCGAGGCCGGTGCCGGTAAGACCACGCTCCTGACGTTCCTCTGGAAGCTGCTCGCCCGCAGCGATTACGAGGGTTTCGATCCCGCCAAATCATCCAAGGCCGGCCGCGCCCGCGCCATGGGACAAACCTCGGGCATGCCGGTGGTGCTGCTTGAAGCCGACCGCGATGCCCCGGACAAGGCGCACGCGAAGTCGTTTGAATGGGACGAATTGAAGGACTACTACGGTGGCGGCACGCTGGCCACGCGTGGCGTGCGCAACGGTGGCAATGAAACCTACGAGCCACCCTTCCGAGGCACGATCGTCATCAGCCAGAACGCCGCCGTGGATGCCAGTGAGGCGATCATGACGCGCATCGTCAAGCTGCACTTCCGCAAGCCCAACGCGACGACGGAGAGCCGGCAGGCAGCGGACAACCTAAATGCCCTGCAGGTCGAAGATCTGAGCCACTTTCTCATCAAGGCCGTACGTGCCGAGGCACAGGTGATGGAGAAGTTCGGCGAGCGAGTGCGCTTCTATGAGGCCAAGCTGCGCGACAACAAGGATCTGCGGATGGAGCGCATCATCAAGAACCACTCGCAGATGCTTGCCATGCTCGATGGGTTGCGCCTGGTCATCGACATCCCCGAAGAGCTGGTAACAGCTACACGCCAAGCGCTGGTTGCCATGGCGATGGAGCGCCAATCGGCCGTCAGCGCAGACCATCCCCTGGTCAATGAATTCTGGGAAGCCTACGAGTATCTGGAAAGCCTCGGCAATGGTGAGCGGCCAGTGGTCAATCACTCCCGCGACCCGCAGCGCATTGCCATCAATCTGAACGATTTCATCGCCAAGGCTGCGCACCACAGCCAACCGGTGGCGGATCTAAAGCTGCTGCGGGCGTACCTGCGAGACTCGCGCCGCTACAAGCTGGTCGACGCGAATCTGACGGTGAACAGCGCCATCAAAACCAATAGCACCGGCGGTGGCGTGGCCGTTCGCTGCTGGGTATTCAAAAAATGACCGGCTCGAAGCACGTCACGGTATTGGACGCATTCTGGCATGTGGTCGCGCGAGGGCTGGCGTCGCGGGGCGTCGGCGATCACATGGGTGATTCCGATCACCTTGGCATTTGCATGCCGGAAGTCAGGACGGAAGCACGCCGCTTGGGGGTGCAGCTGCCGGCGGGCAAGCCGCTTCTTGACGCCGTCCGAACTTGCCCTCGGCTCGTTCGCATTTCGGCGGTCAGGAGCCGCATCCGACACAGCACCGTGAGGTGCTGGGTATTCAAGAAGTAAGCGCAACAGCGGTCCGGCGGGCAGAGCACCACCTCTGACCCCAAGGCCATCCACCAACGAAGTTCAGGAGAGAACCATGCACGACATGATCGGCAGTACCGACCACACCAAGGCATTTCCGCAGGATTCCGACACCGGACCAGTGGCAAAGGCTAGCACGGCTGGGGGAATGTGTGGATTTGACATGGCGCAAGGCCGCGATTGCAGCGCCACCATCACACTGCGGATCACCCACAACCAGGTGATCGCCACCGCCCAACTGGACATGGGCGGGCAGAAGGTCGCCCAGCGCGTGTTCGAGCGGCGGAAAGGCAGCTCAGCAGGATGGATTCTGGCCAGGGGAAATGAACACTTTTCTGACGAGGCGGATTGGATCTCGGCCGAGCTGGCCGCATTCGCTGACCGGCTTCCCTTTCCGTTCGCGGTAGCCAACATGCTTCCGGGTGCGAAGGCCAGCTCCAAGGTGGTTGCCCAAGCTGCGCAGGAGGTGGCCAATGGCTGATTTCGTCGCATTGCTGGCCATGTGCGTGCTGCTGCCGGTCGCTGGCGCCACCATGCTCAAGATGTGGCAGACCCGCCCCCCCCGCCGCCGGCACACCGGCCTGGCCGTGGGTCAGATCCCGCAGGCGCTGCGTCGCCGCGCCCCAATGGCCGTGCGCCGCGCCGGAGGTGCAGCATGACCACCGACAACAAGACCCTGGCGGACGTGCAGCCCGGTGGGAGGGTAAAGCTGGTGGATCTTGCCGAGCGGGCGCGGTTTGAGGGGTGGGCGCGTGCGCAGAGCTACCGAGGCGGCAACATCCTCACGGACCGCGATGCAGACCATCCGAACATGTACGCCGACCCGCTCGGCCAGCTGACGTGGAAGTGCTGGCGAGCCGCCCTCTCCGCCCAGCCCTCCCCGGGTGGTCCGGGGGATGCGCTGGTAACCGACGCGATGGTCATGGCCGCACTGCAGGCAACCACGCGTGAAACACTGGCAGGCGTTAGCGATTGCGAAAGCAAGGTGATCAGCGTTCTGACGGCCTACGGGATCGATGGCGCCGTGCATATCCCGACCATGGTGCGCGCCATGCTGGAAGCCGCCCTCGCCGCCCGCCAGCCAAGGCACGGCAGTTCATTCGAGAATTGAGGGCCGCCGCATGACACAGCAGCAGAAGGCACCGCCGCGCGCCCTCCCCGCCTGCCCGGCGGGCCATAAAGCCAGGTACGTCCATGATCTACGCCGTGAGAGCGCGGGCGGCGGCCACCTGATCGAGTGCCGTTGCAGCACCACTGCAAAGCATCCGTCGTTTGACCTGGCTTGGGCACATTGGCACAAGCAACACGGCCTGCAGGCAGTTCAACCGGCGACGCCTTTGCCGGCGCCCGCACCCCAGCTGCAGCTGCGGCTAGTTGGAGGAACAGGTTGATGGCAGCGCCGGGAACGGCAGGTGGAGGTGGGTTCGGCACGTTCTGGATGCTGTTTGGACAGTTTGGGGCAACTCTGACCGTCGCACAGTTGCGTGACGCCTTCTTCCCGTCATCAACCATGAAGACCATGGCCAACAAGCACAGCGCGGGTCTTTTGCCACCCCGTATCGGGGAGGTCTACGACACCCGCGACGTAGCAGACTGGTGGGACGAACAACGGACGAATAGGACGCACTGACTAGGTAACGAAAAAGCCGCCTTGCAAGGCGGCTTTTCCCTTAGCGCTGCTCTACTCGCTGTCGCTCAAGTAGTCGCTGCTTTGCCTTGGAGGTTTGTTCCTCAAGACGTGGCTCCCAATCGCGGCACATCCATTCAAGGTGTTCAAATGCGAGGTCTTGACCGGCACCGAGCGGCTTAGGATCACGAATCCACTTCACCAGCTTTTGCGATCTCTTAAATCGGCTCACAACGATCTGACCCACGGTATCTAGAAGCAGATCACAATCAATGTCATTCGCTCTGACGCCTACAGCCATAAATTCGAAGTAGTTGAGGATGTAGCGCAAAGCGGCGATTGCACGCGCTTGCTCAAGCTTGATGGGGCAAAGAGGTTCGTCTGCAGTGGCAGCATCCTTTAGGCGCTTTTCCGCGCCAGGAGCAAAGTACGGAATGTACTCATCGGGGATGTCTTCGACACTGGACGGGAAGTGATCGCTTACCAAAGCGTTGCGGGCGAGGTACTCCGAACTCTTCATCATCTCCATGACCAGCGCAAAACTGCTGTTCATGCGCTGAGTGCGAGCAGAGAACTGATAGTGCACATACCAGCCCAGACCACCAAAGACGATTGCAGTCAGAACCGGAACTACGTTCAAGATGCGGTCATTCTGGTCGTTCGCATTGAAGCCCGGCCAGTTGAAGAACCAGTAAAGGAACGTTGCTACTGCAGTAGCAAGCCAGACCACTGTCCATGCGCAGACAGTGGGAACGTGTTTGTGTCCTTTCTTAGCCGCTCGAAATACGGTGGGAGCCAAGAAGGCACCCAGGCCAAGCTGTGATACGACCGCCAAAAGGACCACTGCCTTAGCTTGGTAAGCGCCACTGCATGCCAAAGTGAGCGTTACAAGGCTAACGACAAGCGACAGCCAGCTCCACACTGGCGCGAACTTCAAATCCGTGAAGATCCTTTCCATTTTTCCCCTCATACGAGAGAGGCCCCTAACGTGTAGGGGCCTCTGCTTTTTCTATTCCGTTGCTTGGGCCTTAGCCTTCAACACCATTGTTCTTCATACAGACCTCCATGACGGGTGAAGCGGATGGGACGGCACCAGTGTATCTGGGTGCTATGAGGAAAGTGTAGACGGTCCGCAAGAATTTCCACACTCCCCCTCAGCTATCGGCTGGGCCTCCCGGCGACTTTAATGCGCCATTAATGTGCCTGAACCCGCAAAAGCCTTGTCCCACAAGGCTGTAGGTCCAGTCCATCATCGGGGCAACGGACAGGCGCAGGGAATCGGCGTAACGGGCGGCGGCGGACGTCATCGGGCTGGTGATCGCAGAGACTGGCATTGCCAGTGAGATCAATAGTTTACACCGACCGGCTGAATGGCGGCGGGTGGCCCCGGGACCGGTCGACCGGCCCCAGGGACGCGCAGGCCTTAGAGCCCGCGGTTGCGCACCTGTTCCTGCTGCTGTTCCTGTGCACGCGGGTTGAACTGGCTGTCCAACGCCTCGCTCTGCCGGCTGCTGGCCTCGACAGAGTGCGATACCGCTTGCTGGCGGTCGACGAAGGTCCGCTGCGCGGCCGGATCGCCCAGCTCGCCCTGCACTGCGAACAGGCCGGTGCCATCGGGGCGGGCCACGACGTGGTCGATCTGGCGCATGCCGGACACCTTGCTCTCGTAGGCCAACTGGCCGGCCGCACGCTCGGCCTCCTGCGGGTTGGCGAACAGCGGCTTCAGGCCGGCCTGGGCGCGCTGCTGCTCCAGCGCCTGCAGCTTGTCCAGGGCCTGGCCGAAGCGCGCGTGGTCGGCATGCCCGGGGTCGCGCATGCTGGCCGGCGCCGCCGGTTCGGCCCGACCCGGTGCTGCCGGCGGGGTGCTGGCCTTCACCGCGTTGGGGGCATCGACCTGCGCCAGGGTCTTCCGGCCGGCCTTGCCATCGTCGTCGAGGCCGTTGTTGGCCTGGAACTGCTTCACCGCTGCGACCGTGTCCTTGCCATACACGCCATCGGCATGCAGCGGCTTGCCGTCGGCCCCCGCGTAGCCCAGCGCCGCCAGCTTGCCCTGCAGGGCCTTGACCTCATCACCACGTTCGCCCTGCTTGAGCACGCCATCGGCCATCGGTGCCTGTTGCGTGCTGCGCGCGGCCTGCGCCGCTTCGGGGCCCTGCGCGTGGACCTTGCCGCCCAGGGTGATGCGGTCGTTGAGCATGTCACCCAGGAACCTGCGGTATTGATCGGGCTCCAGCTCGATATGCGCATGCACGGCACCCGGGGTACCGGCGTCGGACTGGCGGATCAGGGGTGCACCGTACTCGACGAAATCACCGGTCTTGTAGGGCGTGGTGCCACGCGCGCCGTGCAGTACCTGCCCCACCAGTTCGCGCTCCGGATGACCGGCCGGGTGGCTCCAGATGCTGATCGAGTTCCACTTGTCATTGTTGACCTGGACATACCCGGCGACCGGATTGGGAATCATCACCTCCCGGTCGCCGCGCGCATTGCTCAGGATCAGATCCTTGTGCACCAGCGGGATGCCGTTGCGATCACCGCGGGTCCGCACGGTTTCCAGTTCGCCCTCGACCATGGCCGACGGCCGGTCAGCCTTGGCGGCATTGCCGGTGCGCACGGCCTCGGCATTGGTGTTGGGGTGATGGATCTTCAACTCGCGATAAGCGTCCTCGCCACTGGTGCCATGGCGCAGTGTGCGGTTGCTGCTGCCGTTGCCAAAGGATTCGACCACGACGATGCGCTGGCCACCGGGCGCAGGGGCGGTATCGGGCTCACGCGCGGTTGCGGGTGCAGGCGTCGCAGTGCCTGCCGGGGCGGTCGGCGCTGCGGGCTGCACCGGCGTGTGCCCGCGTACTGCGGTATCCAGGGCCTGCAGGGTCTCCCGGCCGGCCTTGCCATCGACGGTCAGCCCGTGGGCCTGCTGGAACGCGCGCACCGCATGCTCGGTATTGGCACCGTAGTGGCTATCGGCCGCCAGCGGTTGCCCGTCGTGGCCGGTATGGCCCGCCTGGATCAGCTTGGCCTGCAGGGCCTGGACCTCGGCCCCACGCTCGCCTGGGGTCAGCACGCCGTCGGCCATCGCCGCTACCGCCGCACGCTGGCCACGCTGTCCGGGTTCGGGCTCACCGAACGCCTGCTGGTAATCCTTGCCCTGGTACGCCTCGGGATTGCGGTTGACCTGGTCGTAGCGCGCCAACCCGACCAGCGCAGTCTTCTCGGTGAGCGCGCGGTCACGCAGCGAATCCCACAGGGTCGGCGAGCTCTGGAAGTGCGACTGCACGTTGGCGTGCTTGTAGTCCTGCACCGCGCGGACAATCTGCTCGTCACTCAGCTCAGCCAGCTTGAAGTCTTCGCCGTAGGTGTGCTGGAGACCCTTCTGGAACACCGAGCGGGTCATGCCGCGGTACTGCACCGAGGTGCTCCACAGCGCATCCTGCACGGCCGGACCGCGGCCGGAAAGATCGATGCCCACATCCTTCAGGCGCCCCATCTGCACGTCATAGTATTTGTGCTGGATGAAGTCGTGCTGGTCCCTGGCAAAGCCTGCCGGGTCGGCAGCCGCCACCTCCTTCCAGCGTTCGGTAAAAGCCGGGGTTCCGGCCTGCAGGCCATGGAAGCGGTTGCCGTAACGCGATGCAGCGATGTACTCGTCCACGCCACCCACATTGGTCGCGTACTGGTAACTGCCATACGACACGCCACCGTGGTCGCCCCTGCCGGTGGACACGTGGCCGGGGCCGCGACCGCCGGTTTCGAAATGCGCCGACGTCTGGCCGCGATGCCAGCTATCCATCGCCTGCTTTGCCTGGGTCACAACATCCAT